AATAAATAAGATAATAAAAAAGATAATAAATAAGATAATAAATAAGATAATAAATAAGATAATAAATAAGATAATAAATAAGATAATAAATAAGATAATAAATAAGATAATAAATTATATATTTATATAATATAAAATGGTCTGTTATGGGTCTTGTATGTTTGCATCCGTTTTTCTAATTGCCAATATTTATACTATGTTTTCTTGCTCTAATGACAATAATAAACAAGAATTTAAAAATACCTTAACACAACAGCAACAAGTATTATATGAAAAAATAATTCAAGAACGAAAGAAAATATATTATGGCGGATTTCTTTTAGGAATTGTGCTATCTTTCTTAGCAGTCTATTTTGGAAACAAATTTTTATTTTCGAGAAACAGTAAATCAGCTGCGCTACCTAAAATTTGTATGATAGCCAGTATTACTTTTGTTACTAACTATTTATTTTATATATTATATCCCAAAACAGACTATATGTTGCTACATTTAAATGATAAAACACAAATTCAAGGTTGGTTAACTATCTATAAAAAAATGCAGTTTAAATTTCATTTAGGTTTTGTATTAGGAATTATTGCCGTGATTATATATGCATATGGCTTTTGTAAGTAATAAGTAAATTGAGCCTTTATTTAACATATTAAATTTCAACATCTCCACATAGTAATTGTTTTTCCAAATTTTCTTCTTGATTATTAATATATAAACCTATACAACACTTACATCCAGTTGTTTTCATTTTACTAGATAAAACATATAATGAATGTTCAGGACAATAATCCTTGTCTTTGCCTTCAATATAAGCATTTTTTAAACATCTTTCATTATTGCGACGAATATATATACATTTTCCTTGAATTTTTTGCTTGGCATTACATTCAGCGCTAGAATGCTTGGCACATAAGCCATTTTCTCCAACATCTTTATTTTTACAGGGGTTTCTATATAAAGTTAATGCTGAGCATTTCATTATTTTTAGTATTATTTTTAGTATTATTTTTAGTATTATTTATTAATAATCAAATAAATCAATTTTTATTAACATTTAAAATAGAACTTAAAGAAAAAATGGAAAGATATAAAAGCTTAGAATGCTTAACTTTTAACTAATGTAAATATTTCATTACCACAATCATATTCATAATTTTTAATGGTTAACCCGCATAAATTAAATAGTTGTTTTAGTTCATCAAGCTTATAAATATAATAAAATCGTTCATAAATCTTTCCAAATTTATTCCATAATACAATATTGTTTCCATAATTATTAAAACTTCGTCGTGTTTTTTGTGGCTGATTAATAGACCATACAGACAATAAAATAGTGCCATTAGGCTTCAATAATCTCTTCATTTCTAATAAGGCTTTAACCCTGTTTTCCTTACTTTCTAAATGATGAAAAACAGCAATACACATTAAAGCATCTGCGCTAGCATTAGCACAAGGAATAGCTGTTATGTTTCCATAATGTACATTTAAATTCTTAGATCTGCAAATTTTAACAAAATTTTCACAATTATCGATTCCAATAAAATTAAGATTTTTTGCATTATTATTTACCATATTACGACCATTTCCGCAACCAATATCATATACTGTTGAATCTTTTCTCAATTCATTTAAAAAGGTATTTACCCAACTCCATTTATATTGTCGACTATTATCAAAATGGTCGGCAATTTCTTCATAAATTGTTCTAACTTGATTTTCTTCAATGCTATTTTTAACATTAGCATTAGCATTAGCAGCAGCAGCTAGTTCCATTTTAAACTTATAACTTTAAAAATAAAATAAAACTTTATTTTATTCAATTTTTAAATAATAGAAATAAATTAGAGAAATTATAGAAATTATAGAAATTATAGAAATTATAGAAAAAAAATTGATTTCTAAATTAAGTCAGTTACTAATCAATTATAATATAATTACTAGTGACTAATGCAAGCCTTTAACTCCAATGCTATTCTCGAAACTATTTCGTGCCCTATTACGCATTGTGTTATGAGAGACCCGGTTCAAGGAAGCGATGGTCATAGTTATGAGCGTAGTGCTATTATGAGTGCTTTGGCTATTAAAAGCGAATCACCTATTACTCGTCAACACATGACTGTTAACGATTTAAAACCAAATGTTGCGCTCAGATTTTTGTGCGATAATTACAATTCGTGGATGGGTTCAAGTCCTATTAGTCATGTTCCTGTTACTGTTCCTGTTACTGTTCCTAGTCCAAGTATACAAGAAACCAAGCCTACTTTAGACCACGCTATGACTAGTAACAGCACAATTAGCAATAAATTGCTGCTAACTTTCAATGTAAATAGTGAGAGCTTAGCAAGCAATGGACATCTTTCGCAAGATATTGTGCTAGTTATTGACCGATCCGGTTCAATGCATACGCAAGTTGAAGCAAAAGACGTTAATGGGAAAAATCTAGAAAATGGACTATCAATCCAGGACATTGTCAATCATTCGGCAAAAACAATTGTCCAAACATTGGACCCGCAATCTCGCATTTGTATTATTAAATTTGACAATGTTATTGAGGTTGTAACACCTCTTATGCGCGCTTGTAACGCAAACAAAGTTCAAATTATGGCAGCTATTGATACCATTAAACCAGGTGGTCAAACAAACATTTGGGGCGCACTTGAAAAAGCACTGCAAATTTTAGAGGGTCGCGACGACAAATCAAGAAACAGCGCCATCTTAATGCTTACAGATGGTATTCCTAATGTGTCACCTGCTCACGGAGAGGTTGAAACCCTCAAGCGCCTAAGAAAAACCAAGAATTTTACGTGCCCAATTTACACATTTGGGTTTGGTTACAATTTACAATCAACTTTATTATATGATCTTGCAAAATATTCCAATGGTGGAAATGCACATATTCCAGACGGTAACATGATCGCTACAGTGTTTTGTAACTTTATTGCTACAATCTTATGCAGCGTTGTTATGAATTTACAACTCCATGTTATTCCTAAGGAAAATAATAGCGCAACATTCGGCAATTTATTAGTCGGCGATTATGCTTATAGTTACGACCCCATTAATCAAAAATATATTTATGATATTGGAACAGTTCAACTCCAGCAAGAGCGGGCTATTGTATTAAATGTTGAAGATAAAATGGACTTTGATTATTATTACACATATACTATTGGAAATCAAGCAATTACTTCAGCAACAACAAGCGTAAATGCGGATACTATTGCGCGTTGCGTAAATAATCAGGCACTAATTAGCCACAATTATAGGGCTACAACTGTAGAATATATTAGAAAAATGATTAATTGTACACGGATTGGCAATCTTTTAAGCACTCAAGCTTGTTATGAGGAGTTAGTTAAGCTATTAGAAGCAAATAAATGTGCAAGCAGCGCACAATTTGTAAATGGTCTTCTCAAAAATATTAAAGGCGACTTCGCAAATATCGGCCAAGTTAAGCTAGCAATCGACTATAAATATTTTAAGCGTTGGGGAGAGTTTTATTTAGACCAACTTTCACGATCGCTCAATCAGCAAATTAAGCCCAATTTTAAGGATGAAGCCTGTATGTTTGGTGGAGCGATTTTTGAAGAACTTGTAGACAAGTCTAGCGACATTTTCAATAGTCTTGAACCGCCTAAACCTTCATTAGTTGTTCATAACCCAACAAGTGGAAATATGTTTTATAGGAGCTTAGGATCAGTGTCAGCGCCTATTTCAATGTCGGCGTATAATGACCCTCGCGGCGGTTGTGTAGACGCGTATTGCACAATTACTATGTTTAACGGAACCTCAAAATTATTAAAAGATGTCCAAAAGTTTGATATTATTAAGTCAATTGATAATAACAACAAGGTTGTTGGAGCCAGAGTGGTGTGTGTTGTGGAAACAATGATTACATCAGGTTTTAGGGAATATACTTGTGTAAATGGAGTATTAATCACACCATGGCATCCCATTAAATATGGACTATATGGAAAAGAAGAAGATTGGATCTTTCCGGGAGAATATTTTAGCACCTATAGTTTACCTTCAACAAGTATGATTACTCTTATCTTAGAAAATCATCATATTATGTTTATTAGTGGTGTAAAATGTATTACACTAGGCCATAATTTTACTAGCCATCATAAATTAACTCATCCTTATTATGGGACATCTAAGGTTATCGAAAATTTGATGACTAATTTTCCAGAAGACTATGCTAATGGTAGAATTAAGGTAAATGATAATAGCATTAGCCCGCAACTAGTATCAAATATTACACAGCATGTGCATTATAATAGAGCACTAACTGTTTATTAAATTCCTTCTTGTTTGTTTGTTTATTAAATTCCTTCTTGTTTGTTTGTTTTGTTTATTTTTTTTCAATGATTAAAATGAATATACCATTAATAGACCAATATATGAAAACAAGACTCCTAAAAAGATTATATTATTATTAGATAAATTCTTTAGTAAATAATTAGATACTATTAACGTTGAAACAAGCATTAATGCGTCAACAAGCAATATTAGTTTTCCGTATTCTTTAGCATAATTTTTGAAAAATGCTAATACTTTGCTGCTTTTAGTATTGACATTATTTAAAAATAGTCCAAATGAAATATCGTGAATTAGTCCAATTAGTACGACATATAGTAACTGCAAGTAATAACTGGATGTTAATAATGTAGCTATAAAGGCACCAATAATTAGTGATGCTATATCCATAGCATATGCGCCAATTGTAAATTGATTATACCATTGTCTAATAGTTTTTCCGCTATTTTTATTAAAAAATACTAAATAACCTACAATAGTATCTACTATTATTGCGGCAGCTACTAAGGTTGTAATACTATGATTATTCATAATATAATATATTTATTATATTATAATAAAAAATGTTTACAATAACATTTAATAGTTAACAACTTTATTTTATTATATTTTATTTATTTTATTATATTTTATTAAAATAAATTTTATATATATATATATGGCGAGGAATAAAAATAGAACAAGAACAAGAAGAAGAATAAGAAGAAGAACAAGAACAAGAATAAGGCGAAATAAAAATACATACAAAAAAATATATAGAAAAATAAGGTCAACTAGACATATAAGAGGCGGTGATGGTAATGGTACTATAGCTGCTTTGGGTAATAACCTACAAGCAGGAGTTAATGGCGCACAAGAACAAGTAGCGTCAGCAGTTACGGATTTACAAGCAAGAGCTACGCAACTACAAGAACAAGCTAAAGGCAATCTTAATAAGGTATCAGAAGCGGCAACGTGTATGAAAACTTGTACAAATACATGTGTAAAACCACAATAAAATATATATAAATAAAAAGTAACTATTTATTAAATGCATTTTGTCTTACTAATGGTGGTGGCTCTGAAAAAGATATACTTTTATCAATTACATTATCCATATTTACATCATTGCTAATATTATAATTACTATAGTCACTATAATCATTAAAATTAGTTTTAAGTAACAACATATTTTCCAACCTGGTGATTTTATCTTTCAATTCACTAATTTGATTTGTTAGCATATCGATTTTTTCTTCAAATTTACTTTCAGTAAGCATATATCTATATTTATAATTTTATAATTTTATATTTTTTATATTTTTTATATTTTTTATATTTTTTATTATTTAAATTTATAAAACATTATTAGTTATGTCAATAGCAAGTAACTTAAATAATATATTGATGTTAGCACAACAAAATATACTTTTAAAAAATGTTGAATTAACAAATATTACTCTAACAAATTCAAATATTCACAGTTTTGAAGCTATGAATAAAACAATGTCAAATAATATTGAATTATTAAATAAAAGAGTTGACATATTAATATTGAAACTAATACACCTATTTATTTTTTTATTTGAAGACAAATATAAGTCTACTTTATTACTTTAACTTTAACTTTAACTTTAACGTTAAAACATTTATACTCATTTAAATAAAAAAAAAATAATAATACTAAAAATAATAATTATTATAATGTTTATGAAAAATATTTAAAAGTATAACTATTAAAATATTTATAGTGTTATGGTTGCTATTGGTATTGATTTAGGAACTACATATTCTTGTGTAGGAGTATGGAAAGACGGACAATGTGAGATTATTGCTAATGATCAAGGAATGAGGACAACTCCTTCATATGTTGCGTTCACAGATAGTGATCGTTTAATCGGAAACGCAGCCAAAAATCAAGCATCTCAAAATCCAGAAAACACAATTTTTGATGCAAAACGTCTTATTGGGCGTATTTTTAGCGATAAAAGCACCCAAGATGATATTAAGCATTTTCCTTTTAAAGTAATTGATAAGAACAACAAACCTATTATTCAAGCAACTTATAAGGGTGAATTAAAAGATTTTCAACCAGAAGAGATTTCTTCAATGGTTTTAATTAAAATGAAGGAAACAGCTGAAGCATATTTAGGTTCAAAAGTAGATAGTGCCGTTATTACTGTACCTGCGTATTTTAATGATGCACAGCGTCAATCCACAAAAGATGCCGGAGCAATTGCGGGTCTAAATGTGTTAAGAATTATTAATGAACCCACTGCGGCAGCGATTGCTTATGGGCTTGAGCAAGTAAAAGAGAGTGTTGAGAAATTTATTCTAATTTATGATTTAGGTGGTGGAACTTTTGATGTAACTCTTTTAAGTATTGAAGATGGCGTATTTGAGGTAAAAGCAACAGCAGGAGATACACGACTAGGCGGAGAAGACTTTGATACGCGTCTTGTTCAACACTTTATTCAAGAATTCAAACGCAAACATAAAAAAGATTTAGGTGAAAATAAGAGAGCGATTAGCCGATTAAAAACAGCTTGTGAAAATTTAAAGAAAACTCTTTCAGCTTCAACACAAGCAACTTTGGAGATAGATAGTTTATTTGAAGGTATTGATTTTACAAGCACAATGAACCGGGCGCGTTTTGAGGAATTATGTGGTGACCTTTTCAGGAAAACATTTGAGCCAGTAGAGCAAGTTCTAAAAGACAGTAAAATTAGCAAATCGCAAATTCACGAGGTTGTTTTAGTAGGTGGGTCCACGCGTATTCCTAAAATTCAAAATCAATTAACCGATTTTTTTAATGGTAAAGCGCTCAATAAATCAATTAATCCAGATGAGGCTGTTGCTTATGGAGCAGCAGTTCAAGCAGCAATTCTTTCAGGGGTGAAAGACAGTAAAATCGATGATTTATTACTTCTAGATGTTGCACCGTTGTCTCTAGGGGTAGAAACTAGCGGAGGTATTATGACAAAAATCATAGAGCGCAATAGCACAATTCCTACAAAAAAATCGCAAACATTTAGCACATATGCCGACAATCAGCCAGCTGTTACAGTGCAAGTTTTTGAAGGAGAGCGCCAATTTACTAAAGATAATAATAAATTAGGCGAGTTTACGCTTAAAGGCATTCCGCCTATGCCGCGAGGTGTTCCGCAAATCGAAATTAGTTATGATTTGGATGCTAATGGAATATTAAATGTTTCTGCTTGTGAAAAATCTACAGGAAAATCAGATAGCATTACTGTTACAAATGATAAAGGTCGCCTAAGCAAAGAAGATATTGATAAAATGGTAGCTGATGCTGAAAGATTTAAAGACGATGATGAAAAAGCAAAACAAGTTATTGAAGCGCGTAATAATTTTGAAAATATGGTGTATCAATTTAAATCGACGTTAAACGACGAAAAAACAGGTCAGCAAATTGATGTAACATTGAAAGAAAAATTAACAGCTATTATAGATGAAAATATTAAATGGTTAGAGCAAAATCATACTGCTTCAAAAGAAGAATATGAAGACAAATTAAAAGTTTTCCAAGAAGAAATGAAACCTTTACAAGAGAAGATGATGGGTAGTGGAATGCCTCAACCTCAAGATTTTGCAAAAGATCCAGATATTGCTGATGTAGATTAATATTAAAAAAGAATTGATTAAAAAAGAATTGATTAAAAAAGAATTGATAAAAAAGTATATAAGTAATTATATTAAATAACTAATTAATATAAGTAATTATATAGTTTATATGAAGCGAATTAAATCTGCGCCAGCAAATATTGCTGAAATGGTCAATAGAAAGAAGCCAACTTTAGAAAAAAGTTCCGAAAAAATCGTAATAATTATTTCTACACCACAACGTGAACATGACCAAATTCCAACTTTTACATTTTCAAAGCAAATTGTTCCTTTAAAAAATCAAAAAATAGTTGAAAAAACGTTCAATTCTATTATGATTGACTATATTAATGATAAACAAATATTAAATAATAATGACGAAGAAGCTTTATTATTAAGTATTTTATATTATTACTTTTGCGAAAAAATATTTACAAAAAACAATTTGCGCGAATTTATGATGTTTATAACCCAAACACTAATTAAGTATATATTTACACATATGCTTCATGATGCGTGTATTAATAATAAGGAAGTGCTAATTGAACAAATTATGCATATTACCCATTATTAAGTAGACTAGACATTATAATAATTTTTCAATCTCTGTTTTTAAATCATCTAGCCTAGGTGGCATTAACTCATTATAATCAATAATTATTTTATTATCTGGGTTATAATAATTATAGCGAGGTTGAGCCGGAACAATTGATAATGGATAAGGCCAATGGCTTGTAGTATATCTTTCTTCAAAGCAATTTCGTCTTAATGCACGCTGTTTACTATCATTTTTTATATGATTTTTTGGTAAATAGCATAAATATTGAACTAATCGTTCTTCATTACAACTTGAATTACCGCTAGTATTTTGATGAAATGTTCTCGAATCCCATAGCACAAGGTCACCCGCCTTTACATTAACATAAACCTTCCTATCTTCTAAATTACTAACATAATTTTCATCTAATATACTCCAATCATAAGGCTCATCAATATGTAACGTTGTAAAATAGTGTTCATGGAGCAAGTGACTGCCTTTATATACTATTAATGTGCGTTCGCTATTATTTGTTAAGCTTAAAAATGATTGATAGCAATGAAGCCCTTTTTTTCGAGAAGATTGGTCGGTGTGTGTCCAATAAATATGTTTACCTTCAAATTCACTCGCATAATAGCAACATCCGTCAAAAGCAGTAACTAATTCGTCAGTGTTCCATAGTCCTTTAAAAATATTCACAATCTTTGAATTAGTTCGCGCCAACCACGCAAATCGTTGATGCCCTATTTCAAAATATTTAAAAATACCGTTTCCGTGAATTATTGTATGTAATTGTTCAACATTTTCAGTATTTTTATACCAATGAAAAAATTCCTTCTTATATTCCTCTATTTCTTCACTATTATATACATTAGGTACAACACAATAACCATTTTCTTCTAATTCGCGTTTAATAGTTTGTATACTTTTTTCCTCTTCAGTTTCTTTAGTTTCCTCGCATTCTCTACTATGATTAGTAGTGTCCATAGTCGTCTCATTACTAGTGTCACAACTAGACAATTTAGTAGGTCCTAATATTGTTTCATCTATAAATCTCTCCTTATATTTATTAAGTAATAAATAACTGTACATCTTTTTTTTGGCAGCAGAAAACATTATTTTATAAGTTATTAATATTTACTGTTTAATATAATATTAATAACTATTTAAAAATTACTTAATTTAAAATAGCACAAATAATTTCTTCGGGTAGTTTACCTAAAATAGTGTGCATTAAGTTATTATAAATATTTGATAAATAGCTATATCCAAGTTTAGAGCAATAGGTCTCAATAAATCGGATTTCTAATTGTTCAAGTATTATAGAATTAATAGTTAGCGATGGAGACCATATATTTTGGCAAGTATTTGAATTACAACAATAACAGTCATTGCTAGCTAAATTCAAAAATAATGGCTTGTGTCCGTACAAATTTGTATAAAAAAACCTATATATATTAGTATCCTTATTTTTTATTGAATTGTTAACAGCAATCAAATACTTATAATATGACATCTCATTTTTCGCGCTAATAATTGATGACCTATAACTTAACACACTATACGGCTTAAATGGATAATATTCTGGATATGCTAGTTGTAAAAGTTGCTTATTATTAGCGTCTTTAATCAATAAAAAATATTCGTCTTTATTAGAAATATTCATTATACTAAGTTCTAATATTAACCCCTCTAAATATTTTAGCAATGGTTTAGAAAAACCAGCATTAGCACCATCAGTCAAATAAGCTTTTGCATTATAATTTTCAATTTCCTTATTTATTCTTTTTAACGCAATTGAAGGCATAGTCCTATTATTTAAATAGTTTTAATTTATTATTTTGCTTAATTGCTTAATTGCTTAATTGCTTAATTGTTATTGAATTATTGAAAATTGATAGTAATTTCATAATCATTGTTTTTACATACGCAATTGTCACTTAATGAAATAAATCCGCTATTTTTAATTTTAATAGCATTCATAAATACTTGAATAGCCTTTCGTGAAGGACAATTATAATTATAGCGATAAAACAATTTCATAAAAATTATATTCCAAAAGCATAAAGGATTGCTATTATATTTTTCCACATTAAATACACATTTTTTTTCTTCATAAACAATTGATTCTAAAAATGGCTCAATAATTTGCTTGAGCACTAATTCGTTCCATTCATAAGCTTGCTTACTTAGTCCGAGTAAATTTGATTTAATATTATATGAAAATGTATCTTCTAAAAGCGGATAAATCTTAGTACGAAATTTACCACGCACACTCCAGTCAGGTGTAGTATCTTTAAAATATGGAACATCATATTTTGTAGCAAATGAAATAATAGATGACTTATATAGTTCAATTAATGGGCGTAAAATAGTAACTCCATTAATAACTGATTGCTCTTTAATTACTGCTAAATCAAGAATATAACGACCACGACATACATTTGCGAAAATATTTTCAATAATATCGTCTTTATGATGCGCCAATAGTATAACGTCGCACTCTTCTTTTTCTAACACCTCTTTATAAAAATCGAACCTTATCTTTTTAGACTCGTATTCGTAGTCTGAGCGCTTTGTATTTGTTCGCTTAATATTTGTAATAGCTTTAACATATAGTTTAATAGCATTAGCATTACACCAATATTCTAAAAATGCTTGCTCTCCTTTAGTTTCTTCCCTATTATTATAATTAATATGACAAGCTACTACTTGATAATTTAAAATCTTAAGAATAGTAATTAATACCATAGAGTCTACACCACCCGACAAAGAAACGATGTATTTCTTACAATTACAATTTAGAGGATCTTCGCAAAATTGCTTAACAGTATTAATTAATTCGCAGTTCATGTCAAATTGTTTAATAACAATTGGTTCTTCTTTTTGCGGAACAACTTCCAATACTTTATTATAATTTTCGAAATTGTTGGTATCCTTAGTGCTAAACAGTGATTTAATATATGACACCATATTAAGATTTATTTATAATTAATTATAAATAATAAATTATATTTCAATTTTGTTATTTATTAACTTTATAATATTAATAACTAATATTTAAAACTAATATTATTAGTATTATTAATATAACTATAAAATGGATAAAAATAAATGTTTACAAGTTTTAGAATTAAGTGCTAATGCTTCGCCAGAAGATATAAAAAAAGCATATAAAAAGATGGCACTAAAATATCATCCGGACCGGCAAGAACAAAGTCTAAGTGAAGAAGAGAAAAAACAAGCTGAAGAAAAATTCAAGCAAATATCGGAAGCCTATGAATTATTGATGAATCCTGAGAAATTTAATGCTGCGAATAATGGTGGGCCCGGATTTGGCAGAGGTTTTGTTGACCCAAATGAATTATTTGCTCAAATATTTAGAGATATGAATATGAATCATGGACATGGACAAGGACAGCATCCTTTTTCAAATATTTTTGAAATGCATATTAATGGAGGAATGCCTTTTGGAGGAATGCCTAATAATAACGTAATGCGGTCATCGTCTGTATTTTTCATAAACGGACAAAAAATAGAAAAAGTTACTGAAATTATTAATGGAGTTGCTCACGAACATACCTTTATTAGTGGGAATAATCCAGAACAGTTCCAAAATATTCGATTTAACTTTCCACATTAGCAAAAAAATTGATTTGGATTTAATTTATTATTTTTATTTATTACTATTTACTATTATAAAGTAATAAATAATGGCTATGCTCAATATTTTGAATACTTATATGCCTTTGCGTGCATCAATTGAAAACAAAGATAATGGAAAAGCAAAAATTGGTTGTGTAGCGTTCTCGCCTAAGTTAAGACATCAGTGTGTTTTATGCGTTTGGTCATAATCAATATAATTTGAACAATAAAGCATGCAAAGAAAATAATGATTGTGTTCACGCGGAAGTTGATTGTGTAAGTCGTCTCAAAAAATCCGAGAAAATAAATCCTATTAGTCTTATTGTATTTCGCACAAATAATAAAGGAGACAAATTATTGAATGCAAAACCTTGTACTAACTGTATAAAGACTATTAATTTTACATTGAAGTCTAAAAATTATAGATTAAAAAAATTGTGCTATAGTGATGAGCATGGCGAAATATGTGTGTATAGTGATGATTAATACTTTTTTATATAATTTTTTTATACTATTTCTCTCTAGTTCTTATTTATATTTTTATTTGTAAATAATTTAAAAATAAAAATATAAATACTTATTATATACAAAAATGGATATGGAAACATTGATTGCTATTGATTTAAATACTTATGTAAACACTTATGACGAAGTATTAAATAGTTTTACTAACATAAAAGACATTTATGATGAAACTAGTAGTAATATGTTAACTGTTTTTACAACAAGTTTGGAAGATAAAGTCCTTATTGACAATGAGACTTTAAATTACATTGTAATCCTTTTAGAAAAAATATATGCTAACAATTTAGCGCTATTATTTCTTATGAGTTGTCTAAGCTCGCTATATGTATGCACTTACACAAGGCGGAAGAAAGATTTTATTATGATTAATAATGTTGAACCTAAATTACTTAAAGATAGTGATAACAAAGTATGATAACAAAGTATGATAACAAAGTATGATAACAAAGTATGATAACAAAGTATGATAATATGAAAAAAAATTTGTAAAATCAATCTATAATAGTTATATAATAATTATTATAGATTTTTAACTAATCCATTACCAGTTCCATCTTTCATACATTGGAACTTGCTCAAAAGATGGAACTTGTGCCTTGGGATTAACAACCTTATTAATACTAGGAATCACTTTTACAACTTTACAATCATCAATCCATCGCTCATACATTGGAACTTGTGCATTTGGTATATTTGACTCTTCATCAGAACTAATAGCTGGAGAAACTTTTGCGTTTTTATAATATGTGCGCGACAGCCTTGGTCTCTTATTTTGTAAATTAATAGGTTTAAAGACAACACCAGAGATATCAAATTCAGATGAATTGTTAGTAGCCATATTATAATACTTAATACTTTAATTTATTTTTAAATAAAAAAGAAATCAATTTTTTATCATAAAAAGAGAGAAAAAAACCTTGTTAGGGTTTTTTCTTATAGCAAAGCACCTAAACCGCAGTTTCACTACGAATAGCCTTAGCCTTTTCATTATACACACTACGCCCTTCTTCGCCAATTTCAGCCCACATAGCGCTCAGCACTTTCACAAGATTAGGCCCACAAGCCACAATGCGCAGTTTTTCTAGCACCTTCTTGGCTTGAGGTCCATTATCACGACGAAAGAGAAGCCAACCACTCACATAGTTTCTCTTAGGCTTCTCTTGTGGTTCAGGAATCTCTTGCGCATCATACATTACTTCAGCCTCGCAATATAACGACCGTCCAACAACCTTCTCAAGAACCGAGACACACTCTTCAATGCTGTCGCTTGTGATGCTGATGCTGATGCTTGCGCTGGCACTGGCACTTTTAACGCTTGCGCTATACATTGCTTTTGGTTTGCGCTTTTCTTTGCACTTTGGTTCGAGACTATAAATATGTAGTATATATAAACCTATCAATTTTTAGTGAACCTAACAACATATTTTATATTATTTAGCTAATTAATAATAATTTATAAAAAACTAATACAGTTTTTTATAAATATATTATAAATGAAAAAACATACAATTACAAGAAAAAAGAAAACTTTAAAAAAATATAGCAAGGCACAGTTTAGGCGTCTTAACAAGCAGACTATTAAAATGAAAGGAGGAACGAGCGAATATATTAAGTACCGCAATGGACAATTGAAAAGAGCTCAATCTATGTTGCTTGAACTTATACAGACCAACAGCGGACCACAGTTATTAAAACGTAAACTTGAACAATTGCTACATTTATTAGCTGGTCATATTAGAAGCGCATCTAGTAGTGAATTCTGGAATGATCGCGGAGAACATATTGATATAGCAATAAGCGAAATTAATAATCTAAATCATTGTATTAAACATGATGTAGAGCCAATTCCTATAATTAATGCTGAACCACCATTAATGAGCAATACAAATATATGTGCTAATTTTGAAGATAAAAGCGATGAAAATTACCGCGACTCTATACCTATATCACAAAGAAGACCTATATCACAAAGAAGAACTATAAGAAGCGCAAAGAAAAGTGTTGCAAAGTCCATAAAGAAAAAACAATATCCTAGCAGAAGCATTATTAACAGTAGACGCACTTGAGCTCTCCTTTTTCAGCACTATTAACGAATTTAGCTGAAAAATACTTATAATTATTTTTATTTAGCATATAATAGCCAAATAAAAATAAACGACACTGGCGAGGTTCGAACTCGCGCGAGCAATGCTCAATGGATTAGCAATCCATCCCCTTAACCACTCGGGCACAGTGTCACAAAAAAAACGGCGGTAGCAGGGTTCGAACCTGCGCGGGCTATGCCCAACAGATTTCAAGTCTGTCTCCTTAACCACTCGGACATACCACCATATATGTAAAATTACATACAATAATACTTAATGCTATGTTTTTAAGTCGTTTTTTTATAAATAATAAACATTAGTATTTAAAATAACAAATACTATTTTATATAATATATAAAACACAAGTTATGAGTTATGTATATTTTATAAGGTCAACACATGGTTCAACATATATAGGCGCAACGGTTGATTTAGACAGACGCATTAGGCAACACAATAAATTGCTAGTTGGCGGAGCACACGCCACATTAATGAAAGTAGCTAAAGGCGAAATGTGGAGCTATTATTGCTATGTAGAGAATTTTCCTAATTATAATGAAGCCCTAAAATTTGAATGGAGATGGAAACATTTATCACGGCAAATTCAAAAAGAGTGTCCATCGCTAAATCCAACAGAAAAAAGATTAGAAGCACTTAAGCGTTTATTAGCGCTACCCAAATCTACATCAAAAGCAATTGAATATAAAGATTGGGAACATGGCCCAAATGTTGTTTATGTTTCTTAAAACGCTAAGCTAATCAATTTTTTGTAGTCTTTAAAAAAATTGATTTGTTTTTTTAGAAATAATTGTTATGTCCAGCGATTATAAAGCGATGAACACTATTAGCATTTGCGTTCCTCGCATCAAGCTCTTCAAGTTCATGGACTACAGGTTCGTGGAGGCGGCGTTCGAAGCAGCTTACGGAAAAGACTGTGTTCGCTCCATCGGGTTCTTTCCAATGATTATAAACGGGGCGCAGTTTTACAGGCTGGAGGTGACATTGGTGTGTACAACGGAGCAGGCACTGGACATGCTGACAAGGCTGAATGACGGAGAGCACGTGTTCTTGGAAGTGCCATTTTATCAGTATGTGGAAGGAGCCAAGGTGGAGAAAAAGCATGTTTGGAAGTGTGTGAAGTTGAGCTTTGACAGGCCGCGGAATAAAGTACAGGAAGGTGACTATCATGAGTGGTCGCGTAAGCTTCAGTTGCTCCAGCCTGTGCCGGTAAGTGTAGGAAAACTCGAGCAACTTCTTCGTGAAACGGCAGAGTGCGCAAGAGCATGCAGAAGTGATGTAGATGATGCGCTGCTACGCGCACAGGCATACGCCACAACACAGCATGAGTGCTCGCAACAGCGTTGCCAAGAGCTTGCACACTTTGAAGAGCAGTTAGTGCGTCTGCGTTGGCATAGCAACAGCATTGTCCATTGTCTTGGTTCCGCTTGCGAACAGGTTCCACACATGAAGGCTAGTGTAGCTAGCATCACTCGTGTAGAGCCTAAAAGCTAGAAATAAAGGGTGTTTGGTTAGGGAGCATATTGTGTTTTTTTTTATTTTTTATTTTTATTTTTATTTTTATTTTTATTTTTAACAAAAAAAATTGATTTCTTAGTTATACTATTTATATTACTTATTATAACAAAATAAGTATTATGAGCACCTTTGAAACGTTTAAGTGGTCGTATAGGCAAACATTGGCAATGGAAAAAACAGACAAAGAACAAGAAATGGAAAAACTTGGTTATGAAAAGTTAAGCGCTGAAGAGCAACAACGTCTTGAAGAAGAGTGGGCTACTGAGAAATCTCATCGCGAAAAGCATAAGCATAATGAACTACATGAGGCACACGAAAAGCAAGTTGTTCCAGTATTAACTAAATTATTGCGTATTAATGAACTATTACATGAAGCAAAGAAATTAGCTGAGAGTTATGATGAAGCTATTGATTGTGAAACATGTTATAATGATACTTTAACACCTGATAGTCGATGGTTACTAAGACATCAATGCCTAACTGTGGCAAATTCTTTATGTTGGACATTAAATGATTGTGACAACGCACGAAACATTTTAAGAGACACTCCTATTGAGTTTCAGTTTTATACTAGTGGTGATTCGTTGTAAAGTAAAGCATAATTGTTAAGCATATTATTGTATATTCATAAAAAATTGATAACCATTTTTTTTCTATATACTTATAGTCCGCAAACAATGTCTATGTCTATTTACTATATCAATGGACAAGAATTAAAGGCAAACGATGCCGACTTCAATCGTAGTCAAATGAAGACAAAGATTGCAGCGTTTGATTATGACTGGACCCTCGTGTCGCCAAAAGATGGCAAAACCTTCCCATCAAACGTGGAAGATTGGGCATGGCTCTATCCAAACATTCCAGACATGCTGAAGCGTCTAAACGAAGAGGGGTTCACTATTGTGATTTTCACAAACCAGTCGAAAGATTGGAAGGTTACACAAATCCAAACTGTTGCCGCAAGTTTGGAAATCCCCATTTTCATCGTAATTGCGCGGCAAAAGTGCGACTACAAGCCTAACCCGATTTTGTATGATGTGCTGGTTGGAAGCGCTAAAGTTGATAAAGCCGCCTCGTTCTTTGTTGGTGATGCGCTTGGACGGAAGGGAGATTTTGCGGATAGCGATAAGGTGTTTGCGCAAAACATATGCCTCAAGTGTCATAGTCCGGAGGAGTTCTTTGCTGTTAAACAAGCGCAGGAAACTGTGGAAATTCCTGAGCTAAACTTGTCTGATTGCAAACAAATCATCATTATGGTTGGCTATCCGGGGTCGGGCAAAAGCAGTGTTGCTAAAAAGATATGTGAAGATGAGCGGTTTGTGCTAATTCAGGGTGATGTCTATAAAACTTCTCCCAAAATGATTAAGGCAGCAGGTGAATATGTGAGTGAAGGCAAGTCAATCGTGTTTGACGCTACAAACAGCTCGTTCAAAAAGCGTTACGAATACATAGGATTTGCGCGGAAGCATAACTATAAGATTGTGTGTGTTCACGTGTCTACGTCTTTGGATGTGTCTTATAAGCGCAATAAATCGCGCGACCCAGAGAATCAGGTTCCAAAAATCGCATATAGCATGTATACAAAACACTTTGAAAATCCAAGCGTGGACGAGGGCTTTGAGCTAATTGTGTTGTAAGCATTCAATCAATCAATCAATTAATTAGCATTCCATCTTTAATGTATGTGTTAATACATATTTTTTTTATTACTTTTGTGTCAATAGATTCGCACTTTTGTCCTAAACAACGTGTGGTTTGTATAAAATAGTTTTGCTTATTTTCATCATCCATATAGTTAGGGTTATTGTCTAACCATTCTTTTAGTGTACTATAAGGTTTGTGAGATAATTCTTTAATCGCCTTTTTAATGTTTTGCTTTGTTTCGTCTTTTTCCCATATATCATCGTGTTTAATATATAATGTTTCTCTCTTAATATCGGTACAATGTATAGGGCGCTCATATAAACTTAATCTTCCAATATTTTCTAAAATGGCTGTTGCTAGTCCCTCCACTAAACCTTTATTTTGGATTTGCTCAAGTTGTTCCAAACTAATTTTTATAGACTCTATAAAATCCTTTATATTAATAGCATCTTTGCATTGTTCATTTAAAAATATTTGAATATTGAATTTATTATTTATATTGTTGTTTGTTATTGTATTGTTTATTCCAACTTTTGGAATAAGCTCCTTTATTTGTGACCGCAACTCTTGATTTTCTTTAATCAGCATAGTCTTGATTTCATTATTTTCTGTCATCATTTTACATACTAAATCCTTAAAATCATTGTTAACATCATTATTGTTTACATCATTATTGTTTATAATACTATTTTTATTAACATTACTATGTTCTAAGGCTGTTTCACTAATATTAACATCCTTTTTTAAACATACTTTTTTATGCGCATATAAGCTCTGCCTATGTTTGTATGATTTTCCACATAAACAGGCGAAATTAGGTGCGGCATCTTTCGCAAGATTTGTGTCAGTTTTTGTAAGTGATTTATGTTTTCGAGTGTCCAAATGTTTCAAATAATTACATTTGTTACCTGTATTAAAGTCACAAGTTTCACAACGAAAAATATTAGCATTTTTTGGCAAGATTTTGTAAGTCATTTGTAAGTATAAAATACTTACAAAAAAAATGCCTAAATGATTTTTTTATAATATTTTTTTTAGCGTAAGGTTTTTTTCAAGGTATTTTTTCAATAAAGCTTACGATAAAGGTCTGACTCCTCTTTTAAAAAGCATATTTTCAAATATTTTATAAAGTGTTTACAATATATAAAATAGGACATTTATAAATGTCCTTTTTCAAAAAATTTCACCCTTTTAAAAACCAAAAAAATGACACTATATATATTATATAAAGGACTTAAAGAACTTTAATATATGGATTTATAAATATTTAAGGCTTGTTTTTGTGAAATAACAATATGTAAGTTATGATCTAATAGGTGCATTACTGCACGCTCCATAATATTTATGTCTTCTAAGCTAACTCCACATAATAATGACCAATACCAATTTGAATGTGGATATTCTTCAATTATTTTACTTGACAACATTATTAGTGTAGAGAGAATTCTATGGCTGGAATAAGGATTTAAATATATTCCTTTTGTTTTTAAATAATGTAATAAATTTACAGTATGTAAAATAATGGCATCATAATTTTGTACATCAATAATTTCGCTTTTGAAAATCCGCTTAATATAATCATTAATACTTATTTCGGGTTTATGCATACATATTAGGCTTTTAACTCTTGAATTATTAGCATTTATAATAATTTTTTCATTAACGCTAATACTATTAATATAATCAATAAATTTAGTAACACTTGAATATGCCATCTCTCTACTTTATAAATTATTACTTATAAATTATTACTTATAAATTATTGCTATAAGTCTATAAATTCAATTTTTATTATATAGTTATATATAAAATAAATAAATATGGATATTGCAGATACATATCCTGATATACCTATACCCGTAGAGCCTGAAATACCTATATCAGAATTTCAAAAAAGAAAAGGCGAACTAATAGATTTAGTCGCGTATGCTTTAAATACTCTTTTTGGAAAAGAACATATTGAAAATATGTTAAAACATGGTATTAATTTTACATTAGATAAGATTATAACAGAATTAGAAATGTTGGTAGACGATGAAACTAGTGATAAAAAAGCCAAGAGACTAGAGCGTCTTGCATTTTTAAGATTTTGTAAAACTAATCCATATATTATGTACTTTTTTTCTATATTTTGTAATTATTTAAATGGTGGTGGTAATGAAGACAGTGAAGGATTTACAGGTGTAGGACAATATACTTCTAATATGGTTCTTACAGTTGCTGGAGGTAATATTGTTACAATTTTTGCGCAATTAATTGTTAATATGATAGATAGTTATCATAAGGTAAATATTATAAACTCGCGTGTGGTGAGTCATGGTGATTTTCTTAGTCATTGGAACGTATATGATCCTAATTATAAGCCTCCTGATTTTACTGCTCGACCATTAATGCCAAATATGTTTTCACTTATTTTTGATAATCTAGACTTGGCTGATAAAAACAAATTTAATTATATAATTGCTAGTACATTTAAGCTATTAACAATAACTAATCAATCATTATTAACATGTTTAGCAACATTTTTAGAACAAACACAAGTAGAAACAGGTCTAATAGTTTATTCTAGAGAGCAATTATGTTTTATAATAGTAAAACATTTTATGGATAGTGCTGCAAATGCAACTAGAGCTAGAGTGCTAGCTTACACTATTGCAATGAAATATCCTAGTGATTTTGATTATAAACTATCACCTAATATTCATTATTTATTACGGAAGATTGATAAATATTTGCGTCAAGTTAATATATCAGAAATAGTGGCTCGTCAATATTTGGCTCAATTTACTATGAGTGCTATAATGGGTCGCGGACGTTTACGATTATTGAAAACTACGATTGAAAGTGTCAGAAAAGTCTTTATAGATTTATATAATTTGCTTTCTGATAAGGCATATAGTGATGATATTGGTGCGCAATTTTTATTATTAAGAATAAAAACATTTATAGATTTTACATATAAATCTTCTGATGAAATAGAAGCGTTAGAAGTACTAAAAAAAGAAGAAAGAGAGAGGATGCTTGAATTTAAAAAAGATTGTGATAAATATACTTCAGTACCAGTAAATTTATATCCACAACAAATGCAAGAAAGGCTTTTAATACCTATTGAAAATCCCAGTAATTGTTATACATATTTAGAATATCTTCTAAATAAAAAGAGAGCAAATAACGATTCTACGATGCGTAGTATTTATGGAGTTATGAAACATTATGCTCCTAATTCGCAAAATCCAACCGAAGCAATTATACAGCATACACATATATATTCAAGCGGTGCGAATATTTTTATAGTAAATTGGGAAAATGGTAATATACCTAATAAATGGGAAGCACCAGCATTATATGATATGGGTAAATCTAAATTAAAAAAGACATATGAAGAAGTACTTAAATGTTTTTTAGATCTTAATAGTATAATGACACGTAGCAAATGTTTGGTACTACGTTTGGCATCAGATATAATACATACTTTTTTAAGTGAAAGTAAATATCAAATTGAACAAATATTAGAAAGAATAGTTGGTGAACATGATAAAGTACCACATCCCGCAAATACTATGTACAGTTTGATTCCTATTAAAATAGATACTACTAGTACAGGTAACATATATATAAAAGAGTTAAACAAAATTGAACAAATTTTTGGAAAAAAAATGTATTCTGACTATCCTTATCCTGATGGAGCGCGCATTTTAATAATAACGCACATGGATGAACAATATGTTCCTTCACCAGTTGCTCCACCAGTTGCTCCACCAGTTGCCGCAGGATTTGCTCCACCAGTATTTGCTTCACCAGTTGCCGCAGGATTTGCTCCACCAGTATTTGCTTCACCAGTTGCCGCAGGATTTGCTCCACCAGTATTTGCTTCACCAGTTGCCGCAGGATTTGCTCCACCAGTATTTGCTTCACCAGTTGCCGCAGGATTTGCTCCACCAGTATTTGATCCATCAGTATTTGCTCCAGCAGTTCCTTCACCAGTTGATGTATTAATGACGGGGGGTCTTAATAATAAGATTATGAGAAAAGTAAGAGTTAAAAAAATAAGAACAATGCGAAGAAACCAACATAAATCTAAAAAAGTTAATAAATCTAAAAAAGTTAATAAATCTAAAAAAGTCAATAAATCCAAAAAATCTAATAAATCCAAAAAATCTAATAAATCTATAAAATATAAAGTTTAATATTGTTTATTTATTAATTTAAAAAATAAATAAATAGTTCATTATAATATAATGAACACAATAACTATTGACATAGCTGATGATAATCCTAATACTATGAATATTAGTAAAGATGGTATGATAACAAGGTAATAATAAAATTTTAATATTCACATTATAATTATTTTTATTGAAAAATAATAATTATAATATAGATTTTCCTTTTTTATATTTTCTTTTTTAAAGTTTTGGTAAAAAATGATTTATGTTTTTTGTAATTTTTTTTAGATTTAATTTTTCTATGGTTTAATTTTTTTGTAATTTTAGATTTATTTTTTTTTCTAATACCTTTATTGAAACCGCCGCTTAAACTTATAGCACGTCGTGCTTCATCATACTCAACTTTAGCAGCAGCTTCCCTGAGTAATTCAAGACCCATTGGAACTTGTACTCTAACACGGAGATCTTCTACACTTGTCCTTATAATAGCATTAGCTGCTAGGATTTTTTTTACTACTTCATAAAAAAATGTTGAAAATTCAGTAAATGATATATTGCTATTGTAATCTGTATCAGCAATATGAAACACAGCTCTAGTAATACTATCTCTATATACTCGTAAATGGGGAGCGTTACTATAAAACGCGGATTGCGTCCCCATATCATATAAATAGATTCGTAGATTCTCTGGTGTTATTGTAACTTCCGAAATAGAAGCCGTTAACTCTTCTATTGTAGCTTGTGTAATACTACAAAATAAATTCTGTAACACTGTGTCGATTTTTTGTTGTAATGTCATACGTGTAGGGTACATAGAATCAACTGCTGATAGTAATAATTGAATAATATCAGTAAACATATTTAAATATGTTACAAGGGAATTTTCTTCTGTTTCTGTAAAAGTTTGTGTAGCCACCCCCATTAAATTTATAGTACCTATTATATGTTTTACCTCGTCCTCTAAAGCGCTATCTCTAATTAACATAGCTTTATCATAACTATTTTTTAAAACAAAGAGATAATTTATAAGCTGAGGTAATGGGCGAAAGCCTGTTTGTGCCAACTCAGTGAAAATTGTCTTATATATCATTTTGCTTTGTTCCCTGAATTCAGGTTTTACTCCCGAAGGGCTTGGCTTATAAAATATGTCATATAAATATTCTATTGTTTCCTTATCACCTTTGATAGAAGCCCCATTACATGCTTTACATAAAAACAAGAGATTTGTTTCGAAAGCAGTATCTTCTAATAAATAAAATGCGCTCTGAACAGGTATACTATGATCACGACCACATGGAGTAATAACCGTTCCAATTATGTCTTGCTGTTGATTATTCTTGGTAATATGAAATAGAGGTTCGCCACATCGTGCACATTTAAGTATGTTTTCTGCTTCTGTTTCTTTTTCTGTTTCTTTTTTTTTTCCTTTTGCTTTTGATGATGTTACTTTTGATGATGTTGCTTTTGATGATGTTGCTTTTGATGATGTTGCTTTTGATGATGTTGCTTTTGATGATGTTACTTCTGGTGATATTACTTCTGGTGATAATAATATGTCAAGATGTCTTATAGCATTATGTCTACACGCTGTATCAAGTGATTTTGCGTTAGCGCCAATCGTAGAGTTAAGTGCTGAAAATAACAAACCATCGTTATATAATGATCTAAACGTACCAGAGGGCATTAATGCTAAGTGGTGAATATGACACGCCATTATATGTCTAGATAAATTCGTATTTGTAAGTATTGGACGAAAATAAGGTGCAATTAAAGTCATATACTCAGCATATTCTGCTGGGGACTCCGTTTTTATTTCTTCTAAATAACAAATAAGAGGTGTTGTAAAGGTTATATACATATTACCATTACCACCAATATTGGATCTTATAAGCTGAACAACTTTATTTTGAGCATGTTTCAGTCTAGTACACCAGTCCGGTAAATCGGTTATTTGGTGCTCTTTTAAAATAGTATCGTGAGTAGTAATAGCATGAGTAAGTTCGTCTGTAGTTCCAAATAATACAGTTAAAACAGCGACTCGTTTAGTCGCATCTGAACTTATATGTGTTAAAATTTTTGAGAATTTAGTTTCATTTGTCTCAGTTTCATCACTATGTTTCTCCTTGTATACTGAAGAAGCTTTCCTTACAGTTCTGATATTTGCATATGTTATTTGTATAGCCCACTCCAGCTCTTGTTGTTCAGTCCGAGTTTGCACTCCATGGTATGTAGAAGAAGGGAACTCTAAAAGTTGTGCTCGTTCCTCTGATAATGGTTCGTAATTATCTTCATATTGAGACCTTAGTCTACGCAGTTGTTTATATAATTTTGGGAGTAAAACAAGTTTTAAAAAATTTGCTATTTCTATTGATGTTCTTACTTTCGTAAAATCTGTTTCTATGTGTTCTACTTTGTTTTTTTTTGATTCTTGTGCCTTTGTAGTTGGCGATGTAGTTGGCGATGTAGTTGGCGATGTAGTTGGCGATGTAGTTGGCGATCTAGTTGGTGAGGGATCAAGTCGTTGAGTTTGTGTTCGTTTTCTTTTTTCTGTAGGTTCTCTAGGTTGAACCTGGTGAATAGATGGACCCCCTTGACTAGATGGACCCGGTTGACTAGATGGACCCTGACCCTGGTGACTAGATGGACCCTGACCCTGGTGACTAGATGGACCTTCTAGTGATTCTTTAGGTATAACCTCATCAGCAAGCTGCATAAAATAATCATGAGGTAAATTATCAAAATAACGAGGATCTAAAGTATGTAAATTACCACTCATATTTATTATACTATATATATATAATTATATATAATTATATATCCTAAATACAGAAAGTTATTTTAAATTAAATACTATAAAAGTTGAGAATAGTAGCAAAGGACAACCATAAAAAGAGAGGTATTAATAAGTAAGAGGACTTCTTAGAATATTTTAAGAATATTAAGTATAACGTAAAAAATAGTGTGCATATAATGTTAAACAGCGAATAAAGCTTAGAATAAGCCCATAATATAGACCAAGTAGAGAGAAGGAATGTTAAAAATGCATAATAATAAGAAAGTTTGGGTCTAAGATACCATGAATAGCCGATTAATAACAATAATACTGGCCACACAATGGCAAAAACATAGGGAGGGGGTCTAAACCATATTTGTTGTCCGCTTGTTTTAGAAATTGGGAAAAAGAAAGCTACACCATTAACAGCAAAAAACGGAATAACTAAATATAAGCGCTTGTCCATTTATAATAGTGTTATATTATTTAAAAGATTTATTGCTTTTATTTTGAAAATTGATTTCATATAAAAAAAGTAATAAATAATCTTATAGCAACAATGTTGTTTAAACCTATTTATGATTTAAAGCATTTGAAATATTTGAATAAGAAAAATCTCTCATATCATCAAAATTTAGACTATTTATTTAATATTAGTGACGTTATAAAAGATGGGTTAAGGTGGGACTATGTTAGTATGAATGAAAATGCACTTGATATTTTATATGCAAATACTGATAAGATAGACTATGCTACTTTATGTTTTAATAAAAATCCTCGCACTATAAAATTAATTGAGGCAAATCTAGATAAAGTATACTGGAAATTCTTGAGTACTAATCCAAAAGCTATTAATATTTTATTAAATAATTTGGATAAAATAGACTGGTCAAATTTTTCAAGTAATTCAGCATCAGAAGCGGTTACTATGCTTTTATTGAATATAAATAAGATTGATTGGGCCGAATTTTCACTTAACTCAAATATAAAGGCTATAAACTATTTAAAAGAACATCCTGATAAAATAAATTGGAAAATGCTATGTTGTAATAAAAATCCTGAAATAGTTAGTATTATTAAAGAAAATATGGAAGAATTAGATATTAGTTGTTGGAATAGGTTAAAAGAAAATTATGGCATTAATGACTTTTTAGTCATACAAAAAAGAGAAAATTGGTCATTAATCTCTCAATATTCTAAAGACATAGAATATATTAGGGCAAATTTAGATAAAGTTGATTGGTCTCAGCTTTCTGCGAATCCTAATATGCTTCCTATTATTATAGACAATCCACATAATATTGATTATTATATGTTATCATGTAATGATAACCCTTTAGCAACAGATATTATAAAGAAAAGAATAAGCGAGGATAAATTTAATGAATTTTGGGATTTTATGGCTGGTTCAGATACAAAAATAGATATAATATTTCCACTTTGTTATCGTGAAATGTGTGATAATATGACAAAATTTAATCAAGAATTATGTAAATATGTATTTAGTCCTATAAGGTTAAAAAGAATGTCTACAACTTATGGAATTGAATTAGAGGACTGGCAAGAAATTTATTAAGCTATTTATTTTATATCAAATTCATATTTTATATAAAATAGAAAAATGCGTGCATGAGAGATTTATGCGGTGTTAATACTAAGTTCAGGTGGTGAAGTTTTATTTTTCTTTTTGCGCATTTTTGGTGCTGGCTTATCGGACGTTTCAGATGATGTGTCAGACAATTTGTCTTGCTTAATAGCATGAGCATTTTTATGACCGTTAAGTCCTCGTTGTGTTGGGAATTTTGCATCGCATTCATCGCATTCAAATATTTTATTAGTAACGGATGCATATTTACCACTTAAATAGAGTGAAATATTGGGTAAAATGAGGTTTTTTTCAATTTCATGAATAATTTTTTTATGTTCTGTTTTAATATTAGTAATAATAACTAACTTGCTGGTTAAAAAAGCTTGATATTCTTTATTAATGTTGTCCAATGTAGCTTTATCGATAATACAGCCGTCAGTTTCTTTCATATTTTCAAGTTCTTGAATTTTTTCAGAGAGATTATCTATAAGATTAATAGCTGCTTCAATAATGTCTGGATTATAGTCAACATATGTAATATATAGCAATACCTTATTTTCATTAATATCAATTTCGAAGTTATTTTTATTTGCAAATCCAGTATGTTGGCTAATCATTAGACCATTCATATTCTGGCTTTTACAATCTCTCAAAAATTTATTAGTCTCTTCTGCTGGAACATGTTGTGTTTCATAGCGTTTATTCTCTATAAGGATTGCGTTTTTATTTTCACGTTCAAGAATGAAGTCTCCTGCGTTTTTATCTCTACGTGAATCGGTAATTGTTGCTTTTTTATAAAGTTTATGAAGGACCTCAGATAGTTTAATTTCAGAAATATTGCCTTTAAATTGTGATGAGTTATTAAACTTATTCAAATAAGTATCTAGCTCTTTCATAGTTTTATTGATGATCTGTTTATCTTCACTTAGGCTATTTAATTTTTGAGAGATTTGTTCATTATTGCTATGAATAAATGAGAAAATAGGTTGTTGAATAGAGAGAATTTTAGTTTCAATAGTGGATAAGAATTCTTTATTTAAGTTTTCTGATCCTGAGTTACTTTTAACAAATGTTTTTAAATCATCTTGAATTGTTTTTTGAAGAATTAAGATCTGTTCCTGGTGTGTTTTTGGAATAATAGTATTAATTTTATTAACAAAGTCATCTGTGTTTCTATTACAAAGAGAAATAATTTTATCGGAATTTTCGGAAGAAGTTGCATTAATAATAAGCTTAGTTGTATCTAAAAATGATTTATTATGTTCATGAAGTTTGAGAGATACTTGGTCAGAAAGAGTAGTCATATTATTTTTAATATCTTTAACATTATTTAAAATCTCTCCAATTACTGTAGAACTAATAGTCTTTGTCAAGTCATTACCCATCTCTTTTAAAAGATTTATAAGAATTAGATTAAGGGTTTCAATATTAAGATTAGGATTTGATTGATAGAACTCATATATTTCTTTATTATTGAATGTAATAATATATGACGACATATGTAATATATTATATAAAGTTATATATTTAAGTTGTTATGTAAATAAGTTTAACAAGAGTTTTGATATTATATTTTGAGAGATTAAAAAGCGTAATACATTATGATGTGATTTAACTATAGTGAACGCACCTTCGGTGCTTTGCCGAGTTGTGTATTTGAGAGATTATAATAATTGTTACGCTATATGGTGTGGGTTTATTGATAAGTTTTTAATGTAACATACATTTATTTAGCTTTTCTATTTTGATTATCAAAACAGCATAACAAAATTTTTGATAAGTCATTTTGATTATCAAAATAGAATAACAAAACTCGCTA